CACTAACCCACCAAAACTTACCGATTGTGTTTATAAGGAAAAATACTGGTTAAGTGAAATAGCGGTAATGATTAATAAATTAGACATACATAAAGTGCGCATTCAAATAAACGATACAGTTAAATGTACACCGTATATCGGTACTGAATGTAAACTACCTATTACGTTCTTAGGATTACAGGAAGGTATTAAACGAACATATCTTAACCTTAAAGCTTGAAATAATATTTAAATATTATATAATAATCGTATGATTATTGAACATCCGATTTATAATGGGAATTTAATTCACTCCCGCTTTGCATACCGCTTCTTTAATAAAGAAGTGTCACCTTACGGTAATATTGTTGCATTTAGAGCGCCAATGTTCGTTAGTGATAACCTAATCGATCTTGAAGATTCGCTTACTAAAGATTATATTTTTAGTGACGACGCTATTAACTTCTGTTGGGAGATTCCTAATCTTTGCCCTATTGGTGCTGTAGCTTTTCAACGTCTACTTAATACAGCTATTGCAAACGTATTGTCACATATTATTCAAAGACCTATTCAGATGAAAGGTGATGATCTTATGGTTCATGATAAGTTTCTTGGCTCAGATAAAACTGAACGCGAGGTAGGTAAGGTAAGTGTATCTATTACATATTCAAAGGATAATGTAGCGATTGGTCATACAGGCATTAATGTTAATGCTGGTAAGAAAGCTCCAGGCTTTGCATATAGCTCTAATCTTAGTGATGAACAAATCGAAGTATTTATTGCTAAGGTAGTTAACTACTTCAATAATGAAATTAAGGATCAACAAATTGCGACGACAAAAGTGATTGTATGAACTTCTTTGATTTACTAAGAAAATTAGTTTTTAGTAAAAAGACAAACGCTGAAGATCTCGACTACGAAGGTCTTCAAGCGTTTGTTCCTTATATGCTAAATAGATGGATTTCATTTTACGATAAGCCTCAAGCTGTTTTTGTGAATGAAACATTTAATAGGTTTACAGGTTTATTCGATGATAAAAATGAACAATACAAATTATATCATCACTTACTACCTACGTGTAAATATAAAAAGATTTCCTACGTGAAAAAGAAGAAAGAGAAAGAAGAAAAAGAAGATACAAATATTCCTATCCTTGCTCGGAATCAAATGATATCACAACGTGAGGTGAGTATATACCTTGACTTTATTAAAACTCTACCTAATTAACTATATGGCATCAAGAAGTATCGACACACTAGCGCCGATGAGAAGTCTCATCGATCTTTCATCACACTCAGACGGAGATTTCGGTTTAGAGGATTTAGAGCTAACATTTATCTTTGACGATATTGTCTTAGTAGAATATGTAGATTTAGCTCCTGATAAAGACGGAATCCTAAGAAATGGAATTTATATTCCAACAAATACAATGTCAAAGGCGTGGAGAAAAGCAAGAGTAATTCTCGTAGGACCAGAAGTTAAATATACTAAGGTTGGTGATATCGTTGTGTTTCCAAGTAATTTAGGTATTACTATCGCTAATATGGCAATCAAAGATTATGGTATTGTAAGTAACGGTGTATTTTTAAACGAAAATAGAATCTTCGGAATTTGTAAAGCAAAAGAAAATGATAGTAACGCGACAGACTCTTGAAACATTATTACTTAATAATGTACTTGATTTAAGATTTACAAGACGTATTAAGTCTGCTGATAAATCACCAACAAGAAGAATGATTTGTACAAAATCATTCGATCTACTTAATTCTACGAATGGTAAAATTGTACTGAATTACAATCCTCCAAAGCATCAAAAACAAATAAATGAAGCAGTAAAAAATGTTTGTGTTGTTTGGGATATATTAATGCAGAACTATAGAATAGTTTCAGCGGATCAAGTAGACGTATTAAGAGAAATGCCAGCAAACGATGAATTCTGGAAGACATTTAATAATGAGATATACCCTATGTCAACAGATCAAAAAATACAATTTATGAACTCATGAGTTTAGAGCACTACAATAAAATACTACAAAACTTTTTACAATCAAAAGTTATATTTAAATGTGATAATAAAATTTTAAAAACGGGTAAATTAAAATTGTTTAATGTAAAGCAGTATTTTATTAAGTTCTATATTGAAACTGATAAAGGTGAAAGTAAAATTCTTGAGCTACCATATCCGTTTTCTATTGATTATACCGATGCAGGTAGATGCACTCTTAACTATAAAGTTAGCTCATTGTGTAATAATACGCAACCGGTAATAGGAAAATTAAAAACCTGTAAAATAAATTCGTCGCATAAAATATATGATAATGTTGTTAGTCTTACCTCTTTAAATTAAAGGGAACTTCTATATCATTATCATATATGCTTACTGGTCTACTTAGTAAATTCCCTGGAACATTCACCCCTAATAAATCGCAAGTTAAACTCGTAAAGAGTCTAGAACAAGCATTTGAGGAAGGTTATAAATTTGTTGTATGTAGTGCTCCTACCGGTTCGGGTAAATCGTTTATTTCTAAGACTCTTGGTAACGATTCGACGGAGCCTTCTGTAGAATTTCAAGATCTTGTAACATCTTATCAGATATACAAGCACAACAATCTCGGTGGATATCAAAATGCAGATGAAGCGGCAGAAGAAAAGCCATTCGGAGCATTTGCATTGACAATCACTAAGGCTCTACAGGATCAATATAAAGAATTGTTTAACGAAGTAGATGTATTAAAAGGTAAGTCAAATTATCAATGTAGCTACGATAATAATTTTACTGTAGAAAGTGCACCATGCGTGCATATTAAATCTCTTAAGGAAGATTGTTGGAAGCGTAACTCCTGCCCTTATTATAATGCTCGTAATAAAGCAATCATATCTAAGTTTGCAACCCTCAACTATAATATGTTTTTTGCATTACCAGATCACGTAAAGCGAAAGCAATATCTTATTTGCGATGAAGCTTCCGAGCTTGAAGACCAGCTTGTAAAAGCATTTTCATGTCAAATTAATTTTGATTTTCTTAAGAAATCTATGGTTATTGTGAGACCGTTTCCAAGTAATACTGACTACGGTAAAGTAGGTAAATGGGTAAATACTCTCTGTCAGGATATTGAAGATCAAGTCGAAGATCTACGTGATGCTATTGCTAACGAGAAGAAAAATGAAGTGATTCAACTCCTAACTCTACATAGCAAATTACGTGCTATTGTTGATACATGGCATGATAGTGAGTACCTTTTTGAACGAACCGCAAAAGGTATTAATTTTATGCCTCTTAAGGTTGATCAATTATCTAAATATCTTTTTAATTTTGCTGATAAAGTAATTCTTATGTCGGCAACTATTATCGATCCAGTTAATTTTTGTAAGACGTTAGGTATTGATAAGTTCAAATATATTGAGGCAGAGTCAACGTTTGATCCTAAGAAAGCTCCTATATATGCAAATACAAAGATTAAGCTAAATTACAGTAATATGCAGGCAAATCTTCCTAAGATTGCTGAACAAGCAAGACAAATTTGTGAGCATCACATTAACGATAAAGGACTTATTCATACGCAAACAAATACAATTACAAAATATCTGCAGGATAATGTTAAATGTTCGCGTATTTTGTACCGTGAACCAGGTGTTAGAAATGAAGAGTTATTAGATATACATTACAATTCTACTGAACCAACTATTATGGCATCACCGTCTATGTCACATGGTGTTGATTTAAAAGACGATCTAGCACGCTTTCAAATTATTATTAAGGCACCTTATTTACCTACAAATGATAAGCGTGTAGAGCGAATGATGAAATTAGACTTTAACTGGTATACAAATAAAATGCTTAGTTCACTTATTCAATCATGTGGTCGTGGTGTGCGTTCTAATAAAGATCATTGTATTACATACATTCTTGATGCAGCTATTGTTGAAAATATTGTAAAGTATAAGCATAAGATTCCAAAATACTTTTTAGATAGATTTGCGTAGACTAAATACATATGGATGCGTAATTATACATATAACTTCGAAGTAAAAGATTTACTCACGCAATTTTTATGTGCTTTTAATGATGTAGTTGTAAAACGATACGACAACGATAGAAAAGCACGCGAAGATATAGAAGTTCGTTATGTCTTAGCGCCTAAGCAAAGGGTAATGTATGACATTGTTAATAAAGCGCAAAATCTTACATTACCTGTTGTTGCTGTTACCGTAACGGGTATATCACGCGATACAGCGAGAGTATTTAATAAACTTGATAATGTCTATAACCCTCTTAGTGAGACTAATAATAGTACTATAAAGACACCTGTACCGATTAATATCGAGGTAAGTATGTCAATTATAACGCGTTATATGCAAGATATGGATCAGATTCTTTCGAATTTTATACCGTATAATAACCCGTATATTATCTTATCATGGAAAGAACCGTCTGTTGATCCATCACAAATTGTTGAAATACGCTCTGAAGTACTGTGGAGCGGTAATATTGGACTTACTGAACCAACGGATATATCATATTCAGAAAAATTTAGAGTTGTAGCTGATACAAGCTTTACAATAAAGGGATGGCTTTTTAAAGACAAAAATGATGTATCAAGTCGAATATATTTTATTGATTCTAACTTTATACCGGTTAATAAGAATATGATAATTGATGAAGACAATTATAATAGTTTCTTTGCAGCAACATCTGGGATTGACAATATAGAGACAGTTAGCTTATCTGCAATACCTACATTTTCAAACATATATTATAATCTTTCTGGTCAAGGTAAGTTGCATGAAATAGTTTCTAATTTTAATATTAATAAGAATTTCACTAATAATTTTCTTATATATGGGACTAATTTTAATCATACAACAGCGATATTACTAAGCACAACAAGCAGTATTATAGGTACATTAACAGGTATAAATTCCGAATATACAGGGTCTACCACAGGTTATATTCTCAGTAGTCAATATTATAATATATTATCCGATAATATGTTAACAATTTCATTACCCACACTTACAGGTGCGTGCAATTTTAATTTTATTGTAAATAATGAAGCTGGGTGGTCGAGCTCTTATAACATAAATAACTTTACTTTTACGAACATGTGAATAAATATGTTGTAGATGGATGGTACAACTTCGAATCAAAATAAGAACTACACAGGCAATGACGGTCGCTCGTCAACATTTGGTAGAGGTTTAGCAGCATTTATTCAAAATAAACTACCGTATGCTAATATTATTGATACAGATAATAATCAGTTAAATCCAAAATATAAAATCTTTGCGGATGCGGGATTAAGAAGAACAGAAGCTCTAGCTAAAAATTCGATTTCTATATCGAATGAATATAATAATCTACCTATTGGGTCCATAGGTAAAGATTCATCTTTCGGTCAGGTGATGTATGCAAACATCCAGGAGAATAAGGGTGGTAGATTACGTGATTATAGGATGATAGCCGCATATTCAGATGTAGCAGATGCATTGGATGAGCTTTGTGATGAGACTATTAATACAAATGAGAACGGTGAAGAAGTAATACTTAAACTACGCCATACAGATTTAAGCTCGCAAGACAAAACTAATCTCGATGAGGAGTTTAACAAATTTGCTGAATATTTTGATCTTAAAAACAAAGGTTGGCAATACTTTAGACAGCTACTTGTTGAGGGTGAACTTTTCTTTGAACTTATTATACATAAGGACCATATTCAAGAAGGTGTTCTAGGTGCAATTAATTTACCTGCTGAATTAATTGACCCTGTATATAATAATATACAAAACATGATGGTTCGTGGATTTATCTATAGAAAACCAATTTTTGACCCACGTCACCCTGATAAGCAAGAAAAGGTTGAGCATATACCTCTTGATCAAAATCAAGTTATATATATTAATTCTGGTGTTATGAATGAATCTAAGACAATGGTTTTACCATTCTTAGAAAATGCTCGACGCGCTTATAGACAGCTTTCACTTATTGAAGATGCTATTGTTATCTATAGATTGGTAAGAGCGCCAGAACGTCTTGTATTTAATGTTGATGTTGGTAATATGCCTGCACCTAAAGCAGAAGCTTATCTTAAAAAGCTTATTAGCAACTACTGGTCAAGTAAAACGTTTGATATTGATCAAAATGATGTTGTTAAAAAGTTTAATCCACAATCAATGCTTGATGCTTTCTGGTTTCCAAAAAGACAGGGCTCAGAAGGCTCAAGTGTAAGTCAGCTTGCAGGTGGACAAAATTTAGGTGAATTAACTGACTTGATGTATTTTATTAAAAAGCTTTACCGTTCG